GGCCGCGTTTTTGATCGCCGGGAAGATGATGTCCCCGACCATCCGCTTGAACTCGCCGAACTTGTCCCCGATGTTCGAAAGCGCTCCCTGCCATGTGTGGCTCATCTTCTCGGCCATGCCGGCGATCCCGCCTCCGGTCTCGGTGAACACCTGGTGCATGACCTTCTGGAACTCGGGCAGGGACAGCTTCGTCAGGTCGTCGATCCCCGACCGCATCTTGATGATGTTGAGGATCCCCTTCTCCCGGAAGATGTCGGCCGCCCCGGCCCCGCCGGCGAACGCGCGCCCGAAGGCTTGCGCGGCCTCGGGCACCGTCGTCCCCATGAACCCGGCGAGGTCGGCGATCACCGGGATGTAGGTCTTGATGTCCGCCCCGAACGCCTTGATGCTCGTCCCGGCCTCGACGACATCCTCGAGGCTCGCCGGGATCTTCTCGGCCTGCTTCGTCATGTAGGCCATGAGGTCACCGGCCTCCTCGGCCGAGCCGGTCATGGCGGTGAGCCGGGTCGTGAAGCTCTCCATCTGCGCCCCGGCGTCGACGAACGGCCGGAACATCCCCACCACGCCCTGGGCGAACGCCTTTCCGATGCCGATCGCGTCCCGGACGAACTGGGAGTAGTTCATCCAGTGGTTCCGGATCTCGCTGAAGAAGGACTCCCCGGCCGCCTTCGCCTGACGGTAGGCGTCCTGCACGGCGCTGCCGAACTGCCGAAACGCCCCCTCGAGCCCCTTGACCGCCGCGGAGGCCATGTCCTTGAGGGATACCGCCAGGGTGATGTCAACCGCCATCTCGGCTCACCTCCTTCCGCTGATCGGTGAGTTCCTGCTCGAGCGCCGCGACCAGCTCCAGCTCGTGCCGGGTGAGCCGGCAGGCGGCGAGGTACGCCTCTCCCCCGCCCAGCCCGCGCAGGGAGTTGAGGCCGCGCCAGGCGTCGAGCGCCCGCGCGCCGGCGGAGTCGGGCGCCGGGATCGGGCACGCCCCTTCAACGCACGGCGGTTGCTCACCGTCGACCTCCTCGATGTCCCGGCAGGCCTCGCACGTTACTCCGGGCAGGTCGCGTCGGGCCCGGACGTGCGCGAGCAGTTTCCCCGGGACTCCTCCCGGGCGGCGGCGGTGAGCGCCTCGAGGTCGACGCAGACGTCGTTCACGAACCGGGAGAACTCCCCCCACTTGCGCATGAGCAGGTCGCGGTTCTCCGTGGTGAACGGGAAGGGCTTGCCGTCCTTCTCGAGCCCGGACCAGCCAACCACCGCGGCCTCGCCGAGCAGAACATTCCCCTCAACCGGATCGAACTCCTCCTCCCGGCGGTGCGTCTTGCGGTCGTACCGGACCGCCGTCGCCTTGCGGACCAGCTCCGCCATCCTGTCCCGGGGGACGTACTTCATCCGCACCGTCACCCCGTCCATGAACTCCACGTCCGCCACGAAGCTCTCGTCCGTGAGGGTCCCGATGTCCATGCCCATGCCTGCTCCTCCTCCTGTGGTTGAAAGCGGGGCCCCCGCCGACCGGGAGCCCCGCGGCGTCCTGCTTCGCTAGTTCCCGGCCTGCAGCGGGTCCCCGCCGAACCCGTTGACGAGCGTCATCCGGAAGGGGGCCGTGAGGTTGGTCATGCCGGTCGGGGCCGCGAGGCACCCGAGGGCGTTGAACTCGCACGGGTTCTTGAGGATGCCGTCCGCCTCGGGGACCGCGACCGTCGAGTACTTCAGGTTCGGGAACTCGATCGTCAGGCTGCGCCCATCCGCGCCCGTGAAGACCACGTCGAGCTTCTTCGCCTGCCCGGCCTCCCAGTCGATGAAGTGGTCGGCGCCCGTGTAGCGCGGGAAGTCGAGCTTCACGCCGACCTCGGGCACGCCGTCGTTGCTCGGCTCGTCGATCACGTCGCTCGACCCGCCGACCCCGAAGACGCCGGTCATCTTCCGCTTGAAGTTGAACTCGAAGGAGGACGGGTAGATGACGTCCCCGGAGTCGAGCGCGTCCCCGTCCTGGTCGTTGATCCTGAACACCCCGTGGCGGAAGAGCACCCGGTTCGCCGTCTCCCGGTAGGTGACGCTCCCGAAGGAGACCAGGGTGTTCGTCGCGGAATCGTTCACCTGGTCGTTCGCGACCAGGTCGAAGGAGACGTCCAGCGGCTTGCCGACCTCGCCCTTGATGGTCATCCCGGTGATCTTCACGCTCGGCAGCTCGGCGACGTTCACCACGCGGTTCTCGGCGATCGTCAGGAACAGCCCGTCGGTCGAGGCGACCGGGAGATAGATGTGCGTCGCGTCGATCTCGCCGGCGTCGAACACCTCGTAGGTCGAGGTGGCGTCCGGCGTGGTCGTCCACGTGAGGACCGTGAAGCTCGTCGCGTCGTTGTCCGTGATCTTGCGGACCTGCCCGGACCCGAGCCCGCCGGTGATCGCGATGAACGACCCGATGTGCTCGTCCGGGGTCATCGCCAGTCCGGTGTCAACGAGGGTCGTGCCGGTCGCCGAGGTCGCCGTTCCCGACTCGGCCGGCGTGCCGTAGGCCACGGTCGAGGAGCCGCAGAGCATGGCGAGCAGCAGGTCGAGCGAGTCGTACCGCAGGTAGGCGTTGAGCCCGCCCTCGACCTTGATCTCGCCGGGGTCGCTGTCCGTCGGGAAGAAGAGCCCGAGAGAGTCGTCCACGTTGTTCGGCCGCGTCTTGTTCCAGTTGCCGGGACGGATCAGGATCCCGTCCCCGGCGCCGACGGCCACCGCGGTCCCCCAGGCCGACGCCTTCTTCGCTGCGAGCTTGAGCTCAATCCCTACTGCCCGTGCCATGGCTGCTACCCCCTTTGCCCTTTGTGGTCTGCCTGGCGGCTACCCGCGCCGCACGTCCTCGAGGATGTTGAAGGCGCCGATGCTCCACGTCCGCGGGTTGTTCCCGTCGGTGTCGCGGACCTCGACGTCGTAGTAGTAGGAGTCGGCCGTCGCCGTCTCGGCCGTCGTCAGCGTGATCGTGGCGATCCCGGCGGCGGCGTCCACGACGGCGCACTCCCGGTTGACGATCGCCGTCCCGTCGGCGGCGTTCTTGCTCTTCTTCACGCAGAGGAAGACCTTCTTCCCAGTCAGGTTCCAGCCGGTGCCGAGGCTGAAGGTGAGCGGCGAGGCGTCCCCGCGGTAGACGTTGATGTCGTTCCCCGTGGTGACCGTGATGTAGCCCTGCACCACGCCCGTCCCGATCTGCGACATGAGCGTCGCCTCGCGGGCGAGGGAGTTGGCGAGCGCCCCGAACGTCCCGGCGGTGAGGTGGTCGTCAACGTCCTCGTCCCAGGCGTTCGCGCCCGCGGAGTCGCCCCAGGCACCGTTCCCGTGGTTCGCCCCGAGCTCGGCGTCGATCTCCTCGACCGTCGGGGGGATGAGGTTCGTCGGGACCGCCGCGGGGGACCCGTACTCGTAGTCCAAGGGGTTACCGGCGATGTCGAAGAGGTATGTCCGGGAGTTCGCCCCGTCCGTCTTCGCCGGGATGAGGCAGTCGATGGTGGTCTCCCCGTCCTGATGGGTCACGGTGACCGGGATCGTCATGGCGGGGAGGTCCTGGCCGGAGGTCGCGACGGTGATGAAGAGGTAGCCCTGGCCCTCGCTCCACCCGGGATCCGCGTCGAAGTTCCCGGTCGTTTCGTTGAGGTTGACCGCCGCGGTGTTCTCGTACTGCCAGGACATCCCGATGGCGATGGAGACCCCGGTCGGGGGATTCGGGAGGGCGGGGACGATGGTCCCGGCCACGATGGCGGAGGCGCGCTTGAAGAGGATGGCGTTCTTCTGGCCCGCCATCTGGTTCATGTAGTCGGACGCCCAGTATCCGCCGCTCCCGATGTTGTACTCCCATACCTTCTTCGCGACAGCGTCGCTATCCGTGATGTCGTTCCCGTCGACCCCGCGGACATCCCCCGTGGACGTCTTTCCGAGGTAGTGCGCCCCGCCTTCGCGGGTCAGGGGGCGGCGGTTGTGCGTCCAGACGATGTCCAGGGTCGCGCCGGGGGACGCGCTTCCGTTGAAGGCTGGGATCGTCAGAGCCGTGCTTTCTGAATCGACCAGGAGCGCAACCCCACCCTCGATGAAAGCCGCGTCCGTCGCGACATGGCAGACCAGGATGCCGCCGTTCGATGGCGCGTCAGCCGTCCAAATATCCCCCGAGACCTGTCCGAGGTGGGCGACCCCGGTGGAGTTGACCAGGTCGATCCCCCCGCTCGCGAGGAAGGCGAACGGGCCCTTGACGGAGTAGAAGTCGAGGGTGGCATCCGTGAAAAGCCCGTAGATGAAATGAAGCTCGTATGAGGTCCCGACCTTGACCCCCATGAGACCGCGGGAGTAGGCCTCCGACATCCCCGACCGGACCGCGGTCCCCATCGTGTCATCGTCCGCCGCCGCGTCCTCGGCATCGACCCACCAGGTCGCCATGGGGAGGGTCGCGCCAACCTCGTCCGGTACGTCCAGCAGGCCCGCAAGGGTCTGGGTGTTGGCCCTGGAAACGATGTCGTCGCCGAGAGCCTTGAGCTGCTCGCCGGGGGTGTTGGTCGAGGAGGCGACCGGCGTGTCCCAGACCGCGGTTCTGACCTGCGACTCGGTCAGGTCGGCCGTCCCTGCGATGTCCTTGGTCACCACCTGCATCTTGTAGTCGGCCGTGTCGGCGCCTGATGCCGTGATGTGCAGAAGCGCCTCGCCGAGCGTGTCGAGGTCGTTCGCGGTGAGGGCCGCCTTGTACCAGCCGTAGGCGATCTCGGCGACCGAGCCGTCGATGCTCGCGAACGCCCCGCCGTCCTTTGAGATCACGACCGTCGGGGAGAGCCCCGTCTTCCCGGTCCTGTGGTCCGCAGAATCGACGAGCAAGAAGTTGAAGTTCGCCGCCTCGTCGATGGTGAGCAGTCTCATGTCGTGTCCCTCCTATTCTCCCGGCATCCGCGGGGGGTCGCCCCCGGGTTCGTCTGGCCACGGGCAGTCACCGCCGAATGTGCCGGTGTCGGTGTAGCCCGCCCTCTCCTCGCCCCACACCTCGGGCGCGATCTCGGCCGTCTTGGCAGCCCCGTAGTTCGCGAGAGCGGTGGAGAGGCTCTCGTGATAGATGAAGTCGCACGCGACCTTGTCGAGCACGAGACCGGTATGAGCATTGTTCGCGCCGCCCTGGTGAAGAAACCGCACGATGGTCTTCCCGTTGACGGAGTCGAGATGCCTCATCGACAGCGGGAAGCGGTACTGGGCGTTCGTCGTCGAATGGGGGATCCCGTAGGCCGAGGAGTTGACGTGCAGGTACTCCCACGCTCCGGACTGGAAGTCCCACGCCTGGACGGCGACCCAGTGCGAGGAGTTCCCCTGATAGCGCCCGAAGACATGGACCTCGGACGGGATGTCTTCAGCCTCCATCCCAACGAATGCAAGCTGGCAGTCGATGCCGTCGCCGGCCCCGGTCTCCCCGATGGTGACCTCGTTCGCGCCGAGGTCAGCAAGGGCCGCGATGTCACCGGCCGAGAAGGCCCCGGTGGTGTCCCCGGTGGTGACCTTCGAGTCCGCGTTGAGGGCCGGGAGGTATTCCTTCGTGATCCCGACCGCGGCGACATCGGTCCGGAGGGCAAGGGGTGCGACGGCATTCGCCAGATCCGTCGTGGTCGGCCCCGTGAGACCCTCCGCGATCTTCGGGCGGAAGACCTCGAAGACCCGCGTGACCGGGGCCATTTCCGTCGCGGTGATTTCGATGACGACCTCACACTCATCCCGCGAGGCGGGGACCGCGACCATCCCCGCTTCGTCGATGGCGACCTTCCAGACCCCGTTGGAAACATGGGTCACGGTCGGGGTCGTCATGTCGGTCTTGCTGCCGCCGTCGATCGAATACCAGACCGCCAGCGAGGTGAGCGAGGTCTCGCGGCTCTTCAAGTCGGTCGCGTCGACCGCCACGAAGTAGACCGTGCGCGAGGTGTCCCCGTTCGCTATGCGCACTGGAGCAGCCCCCCGAGCTGCGACGAGGCCGGGAACCCGGCGCCGCCGGCGGCGCTGAAGGAGTCGATCAGCAGCGCGAACGGGAGGTACTTCGTCGCGTCGTCGGTCCAGCTCGCCCCGCCGTTCGTGGAGTAGGTGTAGCGCGCGCCGAGGAAGGTCATCGCCGCGGAGGCCGCGGTGTTGTCGACGTTGAGCCCGGAGAGAACCCGGTAGCAGTTGGACGTCGAATCCGCAGCGGAGTCGGCGCCAACGAGGCGGCAGTCGGCCCCCGACTGGATCGCCACCGGCGTCGAGAACATCACCAGTTGCCCGGTGTTCCCGCTCGCCCACCCGGCGGTCAGGGCCACGGAGTCGTAGGTGGTCCCCCCCGTGACGAGTTTCGCCAGTAAGTTTCCGGAGGGGTTGTTGTACCGGGAGATTGGCAGGTATGCCCCGATGACGTTCCCCGCGATGTTGTTCGGCCAGGTGAACCGGACTCCGCGCCAGTTCCCACTTCCGCCCGTTCCGTTGTAGACCCAGTCCGAAGACGGCGAGTATAGGGGCGCGAACGGCGCTCCCTCGTACGTACCGTCGGAGTACTTCACCCGCCACCCGAGGGCGAGACCGACCGCCCCGGTGATGCCCGTCCAGGTGTTCGTCGTCGCGACCTTCGACATCGAGCCGACGATGGTGGTCTGCCCGGTCCCGAAGCCCGGGATGATGTTGTTCGAGTAGCTCAACCACGCGACGGTCGGGTAGTTCGTCCCGGGGTTGGCGTTGACGTTCTTCACCCCGAAGAAGACCTTCGACCCCGCGGTGACGGCATAGGAGAACCCCGTGAAGTCCACCCAACCCGCCCCGGTGACTGCGGTCGCGCCGGCGGCGGTCGCCACCTCCGTCCCGGGGTTACCGCCGCTCGCCGGGGTTCGGATAAATGCGACCGTGTCCGCAGCCGCCAGGGACCCAGCCGCCGCAGAGAAGTAGAAGCGCAGTTCGTTGACCGTCTTCGAGTAGCCGGGGACGAATCCGTAAGCGATTTGCGTGGCCGCGGCGTTCAGGGCGAGCGTGGCGTCCGCGGGCATTCCCGGGAGGCCCCAGAACTGGAGGCACGGACGACCGGAGAGCGCCATCTAAAGGTTGTCCCAGAGGAGCCAGGTGCGCCCCTCGATGTAGGCCTTCACCGCGGCCGCGTTGCCGAGATTCACTCCGGCTGACTTGAGGCCGGCGCCGACGGTCAGCAGCATGAACTGGAAGGCGTCGACGCCGTCGCCATCGGCCAGCGAACGGAGGGCGTCGGCGGTGATCGTCCAGGAGTTCGGCCCGACCTCGAACGTCACGTGGTCCCCGACGCGGGAGACCTTCACCGACTTCGTGACCAGATTCATCCGCCGACCTTCGGCCAGGAGATGCGCCCGCGGAGGACGACATCCTGGTATTTCTCGACGAACCCGGCCCTCGCGTAGTACCCGAGGTAATCCTGGGGCGGGTTCTCCATGTATCCAGGGAAGGACCCGTCGTTGACATGGGTCGATCCGTCAGCCTTCTGGTAGGTCAGGACCTTCCAGGTGGTGGCAACGAACTCCGGGAAGGGGAGGATGATCTCTGGCCCTGCCTTCGGGAACCGGATCGGGACCTCGACGCGGTCGAGATGGGTCCGCGCCCTACCCGCCTCCAGGCCGTCCCGGTAGGCTTGGGCCTCCGCCTCATCCTCGAAGGCCCTCGCGGTCTCCCGGTCCGACGAGGTCACGATCCAGAGGACCAGCTTCTTCTTCGCCATCGCTCCCCCTACGCCGGCCAGTCGAAGGTGATGTCCATGCCGACGGAGAAGTCGATCCGGTACGCCATGACCGTCGGGGTCGCGTAGAGCAGGCTCACCCCGATCGGCCGCACCGTGTCGACATTGTCCGCCAGCCGCGCGTTCACCACGCTCTGCAAGACGTCCCGGACGAGCTGGTAGGCCCCGCCCTGCCCCTTGCGCGTCTCCTCCTCGCCCCGGAGCGAGTGCGCGAAGACCCCGACGGCGAACTCCACCGTCGAGTAGTGCTGCGGCCCGTCGACCTCCTCGAAGCGCTCGCCGTTGAACATGATCGTGATGAGCGGGAACTCGACGAGCCTCCCCTCGACGACGTCGTCGAGCTGCCCGGCGTAGGTCTCGCTCCGGGCGTAGGCGACATCGGCCTTCAGGCGCGCGAGGAGGGCGTCCTCGAGGCCGGCAAAGTCCCGGACCGTGCTCACAGACCCCGCCCCCGCGTCACCCGCCTGGCGAACGCTTCGCCGGCGATCTGCATGTTCCGCACGTCGGTCGGCGAGAACCCGAAGAACGGCCGCGCCGGGAGCCCGGGGTGCATGACCCCGCCGACCACGGTCATTCCGGTCACCTTCCGGCGGCCCCCGCCTCCGAACTTGGCGAGGGAGTAGTACTGCGCGCCCTTCTTCGACTTCCGGCTTCCGACACGCACCGAGTTCGAGAACGACCCCGCGCGCCCGGTGGACTCAAACGCGAGCGCCTTCTTCCCCCGCGGCCGGATCGGGTACGGCCCGGTCGTCCCGTGGTGCTGCCACCAGGCGACCGACGACACCTTCGTGTCGGGGAACCCGATGACCGCCCGCTCCGGGGTGGCGCTGAGAACCCGCAGACTCGTCATCATCCCGCCGGTGTCCCAGAGGGTCGTGCTGCGCCGGCCGGTGGTGTGCAGGGACGGCTTGAGCATACCGTCCTTCTCGTCTTTCCCGGCGAGGGTGCGCTTGTAGATGCTCTTCACGCCCGCCTCGGCGACGATCCGCAGCCCGTCCTGACGCAGGTCGGCGGCGAGGCGGCGGAACGCCTCGATCACGACCGTGTCGCCCCGGAGCTGGACCACGAGGCTCATCCGAGCATCACCATCCCGTCCCCGTACCCGGCGGCTTCGGTGCCGTCCTCGGAGACGTAGGTTGACTCCAGCGTCGTCTTCGCAAGCGTCCTGTGGTACTCGGCCAGGTGGTGCTTCGATCGCTCGAAGAGCACATCGGAGCGGTCGTGGGTCTGCCCCTGAAACAGGAGATACAGCACGTAGTGGCACGCGGGGACCTTGAGCCCTTCGAGGGACGCCACCGTCAGCGCGTCGAGCGCCTCCACCACCCACCCCTGGAAGACCAGGTCGCGCCGAATTTGTCGGTACGCCTCCTCGTGCATGCGCGCCATGGAATCCGGGAGTGCCTGCACGCTGGCGACGTAGAGGGCGAGGTCCTCGTTGGTGGTGTAGGCGGCCATCGTCGGGTCCCCCGGCTACTTGTTGAGGATGACGCCCGTGTAGCCCGTGCCGTTGAAGTCGATCTCGCCGGTGGCGTAGAGCGCTCCGGCGACGCCCAGGACGGCGACGAGCGCCGCGAGGATCTTCTGCCAGGTCTTCACTTCGCCTTCTCCTTCTCGGCGGGCTTCGGCTCGACCCAGAGCGTATCCGCCTTCGTCATGTCCGCCTTGTTGATGACCCGGTAGCCGCTCGGCCCCGCGTCCTTCACCTTCACCGTTTCCAGAACCTGAGCCATCTGTTTGCCTCCTTTGTCGATCAGCGTGGCGCGGGGCCCGCGGAGGTACCCCGCGCCACTCTGGAGTTAGTTCGCGGTGCGGATCCAGCGCGCGCCGAACCGCGGGACGACCACGGCCGCGCCGGCGCACACGTCGACCGCGAAGCGGTTGATCATGTAGTCCGCCGAGCTGGTGACGCGGTAGGCGAGGTTGAGCTCCTTGTCGACCGCGTAGCCGGCGACGTAGCCGGTCCCCGGGGCGTAGTCCGGGAACTTCCGCGTAGCGGTGGCGATCGCCAGGGGGTGGAACCCGAGGCCGGCGATCCCGTGCGTGGCGAGGAAGGTGATCGCCGCGTTATCGGCCGGGGCGGCCGCCAGCGGCGGGTAGAAGTGCATCTCCTGGGCGACGCCGTTCGCGAGGGTGATGTCGGCGAAGGACATCCGGCCGATGTAGGAGGTCGACGAGACCGAGAGCTTCCCGCGGACCACGTGACGCTGCGTCGAACCGGCGACCGTGAAGACCGACCCGATCTTGACCGTGCCCGCGCCCGCCGCGGTGTCGATGCTCATCGAGGAGGCCCCAGCCGCCGGGGTCCCGTTGACGAGCACGCCCGTCGCGGTGCCGGCGGTGGAGTTGACCCCCGTGAGGTAGGAGCACTTCTTGATCTGGCCGAAGCTGTACTTCTCGCTCAGCTGGCCGGTCTTCATCGTGTTGGCCTCGCCGACGCTGGAGGCGATCACGAACTCGGAGATCCCGAGCAGGGACTCGTTCACCGCGGGCTCGACGAGCAGCACGCGCCGCATGTCGTCCGGGGTGTAGCAGCCCTGGGAGCGGTCCTCGACCGCCGACGCGAGCGCCCGCAGGTGCGCCGAGGTGGACGGCACCTCGTCGACGGCGCCCGCGTACTGGAAGAAGCCCGCGACCAGGTCGGGGACCATGAGGTTCGTGAGCTTCTCCATGATCCCGGCGGCGGTCACGCCGATCACGTCCGGGATCTCGCCGCTCGACATCGCCTGGCTGACATCCATGTGGGTCATCGGGATGCCGTCGTCGACGTGGTACATGGGGATCTGGGTCTGGCTCTTCTTCGCGGCCCCGCTCGGGTGCGTGCCGGCGACGGCCGGGTAGCGCGCGCCGGTGGAGGGCTCGTAAATGTCGACCACGGCGTCCACGACGGGGTTGTTCGGGTCGCCGATCTCGATCTTCTTGTTGCCCGCGAACGCGGTCGGGGGGTTCATGCCGCGGCACGCCAGAGCCACGTTCTGGGCGAGCCAGGTGCAACGGAGTTTCAGGTCGTCGATCGCTGCCATTTTCTGTACCGCTCCTTTTCTTTCCGCTCTCCCCTACCCTCTCGCAAGAGGGCACGGGACAACGGGCGGTTGTCCTACGGTTACTGCGTCGTCAGCTTGCCAGGGCAGCCTTCCCGGTCCGGATGGCCTTCTGCCGCTCGGCGAACCCGGAGACGTCCTCCCCGGTCCCCACGAGCTCCTCCATGGTCAGCGTGTTGCCGCCCCCGCGCTCGGGCTTGCGCCCGCCCGGGGACCCGGCACCGCCGGCCCCGAAGATGCCCTTGGCCTTCGCGTCCTTGATCCAGAGCAGCTTCTGCTCCGCGGGCAGCTCCGGGATCAGGCTCCGGAGCGCCTCGGGGACATCGGCGACCTCGGCCTCGAGGAACTTGCCGACCGTCTCCTCGAGCGCCTTCGCCCGCGCCGCCCCCGGCTCGAGCTCCTTGATCCGCGCGGCGAGCTTCTCCTGCTCGGACATCTGCGCCTCCTTGAGCTTCTTGAGCTCGGCCTCCGCCGACTCCAGCTCCTTGCGGCGCTTGCGCTCGGTGTCCCGGTCCGCGGCGGCCTTCTTCAGCTCCTGCCGCAGGTACTCCGGGTCGCTCTCGCGCTTGGAGGCGGCATCCGCCTCCGCCTTGGCCTTGGCGTCCGCCTCGGCCTTCGCTGCTGCTGCCGCGGCGTCCGCTGCGGCTTTCTCTTCGGGCGTCATCTCCATGACCTCCGTGTTCGTTGGCCCCGGGCATCCGCCCAGGGCTGGTTGCTATTCGGCGTCCCCGTCCGGGGGCGCGTCGTAATCGGACTTCTTCAGCCCGAGAATCGAAAGAACCTCGTCGTTCTCGCCGAGAATGCGCTTCCGGTCCGGAGCCCACTGAACACCGTGGTCTCCGTTGAATGGCTGACGGTGGTCGTACTTCATGGTCTTGATCTCGATCGGGATGCCGCGCGGAAATGCCTTGCAGTTACCGACCCCGAAGTTGAAGTGCTCGCACACGTAGCACAGAACCGCCATCACCTTCATCGGATCTTCCCTCCGCGAGTAGCCAGGAGCATGGAGACAGCCTCTCTCACTACCGCAGGAACATACTCCCAGCCAACTGGAGATCGGCGGGTTCGTCCCCCTCAACCTTCAGCCACCGATGCCGGCAGTTCGGATGGAACCCGTACCCCGTCGGGTCGGCCCCCACCTCGCGCCACTCCTTGAGCGTCATCACCCGCCCGAGGTAGGTGGAGCAGATGTCGCCCTTCGTCCGCGCGTCGTCCGGGCCGAACATCTCAAGCAGCGTGTCGTCCGTCCACCCCGCCGCCGCCGTCTCCCGGTAGACCTTCATCGGCTCGTTGCGCGCCTGCAGCTCCGCGCGCCACTCGGGGACGCTGTAGGGGCTTTCCCCGCCGAGAGTGACATCCTTCTGGATCCGCTCCGAAAGCTCGCGGGCGCTCCACCCGGCGATCATCGCCCTGGCGGTGAGCTCGGTGATTGCCCGGCTCCCGTCCTCCATCAGGTCCTTAATCTTCACCTGGGCGGGCCAGAGAGCCTTGCGGATCGTCTCCCGGTCGACGCGGATCATCGCGCCGTCTCCCGCGCCCGCACCCTTCCGGAACGCCGCCTCGAGGAGCTTCCCGTACTTGCCCCCGTCCACAGCCTTCTCGGAGAACTGGTCAGCCAGGCCGGCCAGGGAGCGCTCCATCTCGGCCAGGAAGCGGCTGTCGAGCTCCGTCGGGGAGCGGCGCGCAAGGAGGCGATCCGCGGCAGCCTGCATCCGCTCGAGCCCGTCCTCGACAGCGGCTAGCACGGCCCGCACCGCCGCTTCCTCGTCGAGGAACCGCCCGCCCTGGTCACTGGGCACCGTCCACGTCCTCGTCGTCGTTCTTGCCGTCCTGCGCCTTCGCCCTGTCGAAGACCGGCGCCGCGGCGTCCTTCGCGAAGAAATCCTTGTTCTCGCCATAGAGCTTCACGGCCTTCTCGCGCGTCATCCCGGGGTTGCTCGACAGCATGTAGTCGATCGGCGTCGCGACCCGGTTCCGGAACTTCCAGTCCCACTCCGCCATGTCGTCCGCGTCGAACGCCTCGGAGAGCTCGGTGTACTCGATCGTCGGGAGCGCCTCGGGGGCCCGCTGGCCGTGCCCGTCCACCGCGATCACCTTGAGCGTCAGCCGGATCAGCTCCAGTTCGGCCGCCCGGAAGGCGTTGATACGCCGCTGCCTCCAGTCGGCCAGGCTCGCCGCCTGCGCCACGAGGGACACGCCGCTCTCGCCGGCCTGCTGCGCCATGATCGCCGCCTCTGGGATGCGGCGCGCGCTGAAGAACATCTTCAGGTTCTGGTTGATCGCCTCGATGCACGCCACGATGTCAGCCCCGGGCTGGATGAAGGCAGCGCTGGCGTCGGGGTTTCCCGGGATCCGCAGGTACCGGCCCGGCCCGAGCTTCGGGACGTACCCGATCTCGGCGCCCTTGATGACCAGCACCCCGGCGGTCTGGTAGGCGACGACCTGATTGAGGTCGGTCATGAGCTTATTCAGGGCGAGGTTCGCCATCACCAGGTCGGTGGCCGGGTCGTCGAAGTAGCTCCAGAGCGGGGAGCGGTTGCGGAAGGCGGCGAACGGGAGCTCGCCGATGGTGTTGTCCCCCTCGTCGCTCTTGACGTCATCGACGGTCTCGGTCCAGCCGTCGGCGCGCCAGTCCTGCCGCACGACCTGCACGCTGTCGCCCTGCCCCGTCTGCCACGAGACCGACACCTGGTCGGCTACGGTCGGGTCCTTCGCCGCCTGCACGATCTCCACCTGGTGCGACGGGAAGACCGCGAACACGACGCGCCTCGCCCGCGCCGCTCCCTCGCCCTCGACGATGACCATCGGGCGCACGAGCACCGTCCCGGTCAGCAGGGTGAACACGTCGATCGCGGCCATGACGGCGTCGAAACCGTCGGCCTCGGAGAAGAGCTTCTCCGCCGCCTTCCCCGCCGCGTCATCCGGCCACGACCGCTTGACCGGGTCGTGGTAGAGCGAGCAGAGCGTGTCGACGACTCCGGCGGTCAGGTTGTAGCAGGCCTTCGGGCGGGTCGGCCAGTCGCTCGCGGCGTCGTACAGGGCGCGGTAGGCGGCCGTGAGGTCGCCCTCCTGGTACTTGATCGACCGGTAGTACTCGGCGGCCTTCGTGGCGGCGAGCACCCGCTCGGAGGAGACGATGGGCTTCGCCACCGCCAGGGACCCGCGGATGGCTTCGATCACGCGCGACCTGATCACGACCAGGTCCCCTCCTCCCAGGGCGCGACCCCGGGGGCGAAGCAGCACATGAGCATGTCCGCCCGGTCTGGAGACGCGAGGCCGCGCTTCTTCATCTCGTCCTTCGACTCGATCTTCACCTGACCCGAGGAGCGGAAGGCGTAGAGCCGCGCGGTGAGCTGCGCCTTCATCTTCTCGTCGGCCGGGAGCTGGATCAGGCCGGTGCGGAAGCGATCGCCAAGGGCGCCGGACATGACCTCAGACGCCCAGTCGGCGAAGTGCTCCCGGTCGCGCGGCCGGCCGCCGAAGTGGACGCCGTTGACGGTCACGGTGCGGTCGTCCTTGAGCACCTCGCGCACCCGATCGACCACGCCCCCGCCGACGCCGTCGTCGTCGATGTTGATCGCCGTCGTCTTCGGGTGGCGCCGGTACATGCCAACCACGCGGCCGGCGGTCGTCATCGTGTCCTCCTTGCCGTGGTAGCAGGCGTCGTCGAGCACGGGCCCGGTGCGGTGGCCGATCGCCGTTTCGTCGTCGCCGAAGCGCGCGACGTCGCACCCGATGGCCTCTTCCCCGTCGGGCCGGAGGTCCGTGCGCTGCATCGCGTCCCGGACGTCCGCGTAGCGCAGCACGAAGTTCGTCCCGCCGAAGGCGTCCCAGTCGCCGTCGAGGTAGGCCTTCTCCCAGGCCGGAGTCCCGGCGAAGAGGGTGCGCAGGTTGCGCTCGTAATCCCAGGGCAGGTGCGGGTTGTCGCGCGGCAGGGCCGGGACGAACCTGTGGTCAGGGAGCGCGGAGTCGATAAAGCGGGTGCGCAGCCACCCCGGTTCCGGGTTGCTGGCGAGAAGGCCCTGGTAGCGGCATGCGAGCCCGTCGCGCGGGGAGGGAGGCACCTTGAGGCGCAGGCGGGTCGAGAGCATGAGGAAGAAGGCTTCCTCGACCTCGCTGGCCTCGTCGATGCCGAACCCGGAGAGCTCCATGGACTTGATCTTCTCGCGGTCGTCCTGGGTGCCGAGGCCGCCGTACCAGATTTGAGACCCGCCACGCAGGGTGTAACAGGCTTTGGTCTCGTGGTGGGTCTCGACGAGCGCCGCGGGGAGGAACTGGTCGAGCACGAGGGCCGTCGTGCGCATGAAGCTCCGGTGCTCCTTGCGGGCGAGGTACCAGCGGCTCCCCGGCCAGCGCAGGCACGCCCGGACGGCGGAGTTGCAGAGCCAGACGGACTTGCCGCCGCCCATCGCCCCGCCGTAGAGGACGAAGCGCTCCGGCGCGAGGTGCGCGGCGATCTGGCGAGCGTGCGGCTCATAGCTACGAACCCTGACGACCGGTGTCGCTGGCGTCAGGGATGAGGGATTCATAGACCACGCTGGTCATGTTGTGATCGAGCTCCTGCTTGTCGCGCCACTTCTCGGGCCTGCGGTTCTTCAGCCAGAAGATGCACGCCACGACCTCTGGCGGGTAGTGCTCGGTGTACGGCGCATAGATCGGCTCCGTCGAGCCCTGGGGCAGGAAGATCTTGACCGCGTTGGGGTTGCTGTAGCCGATGGCTCGCTCGAACAGGCTGCGCTCGACGCGGTCGTCCGACGGTGACCTTCCACTTTTTAGGGCCGCCGAAAACGCCTTGTGGCGCTTCTCCCAGAGGCGGAGCGTGCTCTCCGCGATCCCGAGCTTCTCGGCGATCTCCGTGTTGATTTTCCCGGCGGCCGCCCACGCCTCGGCGAGCTGAGGGTGAACCTTGGAATCGTACTTCGTGGGGCGCGCCACTAGCGTGCCCCCGCGTGAGAGGTGGAAGGCGAGTCGTTGGACAACGGCTGAAGGGCAGTGCGCCCGCGCAGGTTGCTCCGGTCCCGAACCTCGCCCATGTGGTGATTGTCACAGGTTAGCGATGGGTGTCTATGCAATGTCTGCCGAGTCTGCCGAGTCGCGAGAAATTTCTTTTTCGGTCATAAGGATGATCCAGCGCCATCGGCCAGGGTCCTTGATGGCATTGATCTTGCCCTCGTCGATCCAGAGGCGCACCGTGCGGACGGAGACGCCGAAGTGCTCGGCCAGGCCCCTGACGGTGAACCGCACGACGCGCGGCTTGGCGTCGTACGCCTCCTCGCTCACCGGCTCGTCCTCCCGCCTCACGTCAGCGGCCCACGGCCTCCCCTGCCGATGCCGCTTGTTCCAACGCTACGGCCTCCTCCTTCCGCGATCTCCCCCGACCCGCACCCGAGGTATTCGCCGGCCTGCGATCGCGGCTCCTGGGCGAAATCGCGGGGCGCGACCTCCCGGAGGACGATCTCGGTGCGCGGCTGCTCGGCGTAGCGCTTGCGGACAACGACGTCGGTGAGGGCGGCGTCGTCGAGGTAGAGGATCTCGTTGAGGGCATCGGTGACGAGCTTGCCGAGGTTGTCCCAGTCGGGCTTGGTGGTGGGGCGCTCGAGGCCGGCGAGCATGGCCTCGCGCTTGCGGCGGCTGGCGCTCTTGGGGAGGCGCCGGAAGAAGACGAGCTCGGCCTCGATGGGGCCGTCGAGGCGGCGGGCGAGGCCGTCGCGGAAGAGCTGCTGGACAACCTCGCGGACGGTAGCCTCGGCGTGGACGGTCTCGCTCGGGGTGTACGACCTGGTCATGCCGTTCGGGAGGCGGCAGACGCGGGCGCGCTGCTTGGCGACGGGGTCGCCGAAGACGGTGAAGCGGATCTCGCTTGGCTCGGTCATCGCAAAACCTCCTCAATCGCAGTCGCGGTGGGTGAACCTCGGGCCGACCATGGCGGCCTGGCGTGCGCGGTGCCCCTCGAAGCGCTCGGCGGCGCAGGCGTGGTCCTGCTCGGCCTGGCGGAAGTTGGGCTTGGCGCCGGCGATCGGCTTGGACTCCCAGCCGCAGAGCAGGCAGGCGTAGACCATGCCGGCGATCTCGCGGCCGCGGGCCTTGCGCTTCATGGGGGCGGGGCCATCGGGGCGGATGGTGACGGAGCGCAGGACGATCACGCGGAGATCTCCCGCGCCTGGCGTCGGAGCAACTCGCGGCGCTCGTCCTCGGATGCCGTCGCCTGCTGGCTGGCCGGGAAGGCCCCGGCGATCAGGGCGGCGATGGCGCGTGAGTGCTCGGCGAGCTGCTCGGGGGTGAGCTCCTCGCGCGGCTCCGGTGCGACCGGAGGGGTGTAGGGCTTCGGGTCGGCGTAGTAGTCGGCGTGGCCCTTGCGCTTGGCGTCCCCCCACCTGCCCGAGATGGCTCCGACGACGTAGCCGGCGGGGTTGCCAACGGGGCGACCGGTTGCGAGGCGGGCGTCGAGGACGGGGTAGACCTCGGCGAGGAAGCGGGCGGGGGCGATGCGGAGGAGTCGCTCGTGGAGGTCGTGGGTGACGGTGAGGGCTAACCCCGCGAAGACGACGCCGTCGGGTATGGTTGCCCTTGCCGCCGCCGTTCCCGGAGCCGGAGGCGACCCAGCCGCCGCCGCAGGGGGTGGGGGCGGGGAGGGGTCGCGCGGGCGCGCGGCTTGCTGCGGTGGCGGTGGTTGTGGTTGTGGTTGTGGTTGTGGCGGTGGCGGTGGGCTTGCTTCAGCCTGGCTTCGTTTTGGCTTGAAGCCTCGCTCAAGCCTGGC